ACAATTTGAGGATTAAAACGCTATGGCTCTGAAAAACAAGATCCCGGCGCTGCTGAAGCTCATCAAGCAATACGAGGCCTACCTCGCGCTCAACGACGCGCTGTTCAAGATCTACAGCGGCGGCTTGATGCCGTTCATCGAGGAGGCCCTGGCGCTCCAGCTGTCGCCCGAGAGCTTCAAGCAGGCCCGCCAGCGCATCCCACCGATCAACGTGCTGCGCCGCGTCGTTAGCAAGCAATCGAAGCTGTATGCCCAAGCCCCTGTGCGAACCGTCGACACCGACGACCGGGCCGCCGCCGATCTGCTGGCGTGGTACGAAAAGCAGATGCAGATAAACCGCATCGGCCAGACGGCGAATGCGTATTTCAACCTGTTCAAGACCGCGCTGTGGGAGCCCTACCTTTCGACCGACGGCAAGCCGTCGTCCCGCGTCATCCCGTCCGACCGCTTCGTCGCGTGGGTCGACAACGAGAACGACGAGGAGCCCACGGGCTTCATCATCAAGCTCGGCAAGCGCTCGGTGGGCATTAAGAAGGTCGAGGTCTATAAAGCCGTTACGGCGTTTGAGATCCTTTATTTCACCGGCGACGGCGACGGCGACGACGTCACGGCGGCCTACATGCCGACGTCGAATCCGACCGGCATCAACCTGATCGGCGTGCTGCCGATGGTCTACATCAACCGCGACCAGTCGCAGGTCATGCCGATGCAAGACACCGACATGCTGCCGATGACGATCCTGATCCCCCTGCTGCTCACTGATATCAACTTCGCGCATATGTTCCAGGCCTTCGCGATCCTTTATGGGATCAACGTCAATTTCGATAACCTCACGTTCGCACCCAACGCCCTTTGGAGCTTCAAGACGCCGCCCGGTCTCGACCCATCGCAAAAACCCGAGGTCGGGTCGATCAAGCCCCAGGCCGACGTCAGCGCCGGCCTCGAACTCGTGGCGTCGCAGTTCGCGTTCTGGCTCAACACCAAGGGCATCAAGCCCGGAGCCATTGGCGAGGTCAATGCCACGAACTTCCAATCGGGGATATCGAAGGTCCTCGACGAAATGGACACCAGCGAGGACCGCAACGAACAGATCCCGTACTTCGAGGACGGAGAGCAGCGGTACTGGGATCTTGTGATCAATGGCTACCACCCGTATTGGCGAGAAAACGGATTGATCGAAAACAAGACCGTGCTCAGCAGCGCGGTGATGACGACCACGCGGTTCAGCGAGCAGCTGCCGCTGGTGCGGCGCGGCCAGGTCGTCGATGAGCAGGTCGTCGAGCTGAACAACGGCCTGACGACGCGGGAACTCGCGATCAAGAGGATTAACCCGACGATGTCCGACAAAGAGGTTAAGGAGTTGATCGTGCAGATCGACAAGGAGTCGGCTGTCGCGGTGCCAGGAATTGGCGGCGGCGGGAATCCGGCGGCAGGAGGTGGAGGGGGGGGGGCAGTAAATCCCGAGGACCCCGGCGCTCGTTCCCGCTGTCCCCCTGGCTGCGAAAAAATCTGAGGGCTAACCGTGTTCAAAAAAATCATTGCCGAATTCAAGAGAGACCCCGCCGACACCGTTCGCCTGAAAAACGAACACGATGCCGCTGAGGTTGAGCAGCTGCTCGCCACCATCAAGACCATGGACAAGCCGCCGCGCTTCATTTGGATCGGCGCGGTGCTGTACGACATGGCGAAGGAGGTCGATGGCAGGCACTTCATGGCGATCTGCCAGCGTCACGGCCTGGTCGTCGCGAATCGCAAGGTGCGGCGTGCCAGGCGGTCGATCATGAGGATCGCAAGATGACGTGGCAGCGCGTCAGGATCGAGATCCCCGAGGGCTATGCGCCCTCAGACCGCGAAGCCATCGCGAGCGACATCCGGCAATACATCATCGACCGCACCGCCACCGGCGTCGGCGTCAAGGGCGAGGGCCGCCGCGCCAGGCTTTATGATTTCCCGGAGTACACGCCGGCCTATCGGAATTTCAAGGGGCCCGGCAACGTCAACCTGCGCCTCAGCTCCGAAATGCTCGACGCCATGGAGGTCCTGTCAGTCGGGCGCGACAGCGTACTCATCGGCTACGAAAACGGCACCGAGCAGAACGATAAAGCCGAAGGCAATATCACGGGTTCGTATGGCAAACCGAAACCGAATCCAAGGAAGGCGAGGAATTTCCTCGGCATGACGACGACCGAACTCGAATCCATACTTGCGGCGTATGACAGACAGGCGTAGAACGGAAACATAACCCCACGGCAGCGTCGCGCAAACTCCCAGGGAAGGGACCAAGGCGATGGCGAAGTTCAACAATCTTGGGCGCGGCGTTTCGGATCTCATTGGTCGCGTTAAACGCGGCCTCGATGGCTCTGGTCAAGACGAGCTGGCCGAGGCCTTCGCGAGAGACGCGGCGTCGATCATCCAGCGGAGGACCAGGGGCGGGAAGGGTGTCGCCAAGGACGGCGGCACCGCCACCGCGCTGAAACCGCTGTCTCGGGACTACATCAAGCGGCGGCGCAGGTCGGCGCTATCGTCGTTCACGTCGGCGGCAAGATCTAACTTGACATTCACCAGCGAGCTGCTGGGCAGCATGTCGACGGCGAAACTGTCCACCGGCAAATGGTTTATCACATTCGAGGGCACCCGCGACGACGGCTTGCCTAACGCCAGGCTCGCCCAATTTGTCTCAAAGGACCGCCCATTCCTTTATCTCGCACGCGATGAACTCGCGAAAATCCAAGCGAATCATGCTCGCCGTTTCGACGCCCTTGTCAAACGTAAATTTTAGCCGTACCATTTAGGAGTCAAGAGGCTATGCCACCAGATCCCATCATAGTCCCCGGCGGGGACCCTCCGATCGTCGGCGACGATCCGAAATCACCCACAGTGTCCCGAGAGCATCACGAGCGCGTCCTTTCTGAAAAGAAAAAGGCGGCGACTGAGTTAGCAGCAGCGAATGCCAAGCTCGCAGCGCGAGACGCGGCAGACGCGGCGGCAGAGGAAGCCCGATTGCTCGCCAATGGCGAAGCCAAGAAGGCCCTCGATACGAAGGCGGCGGAACTCGCAACGGCGAACGCCAAGCTCGCGGCTCATGAGGAGACCGCAAGGTCAGCGAAAAAACTCGACAGTTTCTTCGCGGCAGTGGGTGGAAAGGTCGAGCGGAAGTTCTGGGGTTTGATCGATTTCGATCAGATCACGATCGATGAAGCCGGCCAGGTCGATGAGGGATCAGTAGCCAAGTACGTCGAGACTTTTAAGAAGACGTACCCAGAGACGATAGCGAAACAGGGCCAGGGAAACGGAATGCCGAACGACAAGCCGCAGGGAAGCGGCGGGTCTCTGACGCTCGATGAATGGAAAAAGCTTCCACTCAAGGATCGGCAGAAAAGGATCGGCGAGGTCAAACTGGCCCAAAAATAATTGGCCAAAGGAGGGCCTAAACTATGACCGCGACGCTCTTAGCCGATGTCCAGAACCAAGTGCAGACCTTCTGGTCCAACCTGTTCATGGACGAACTCAAGGAGCGCACGCTGCTCCCGGCGCTCGTCAACAAGGACTACCAGGGCGAGATCAAACCCGGCGGGTCCACGGTGCGTGTGTCGCAGATCAACCGCACCACGGCGGATCAGAAGGCCGTCGGCAGCGGTCATGAGTTCTTCAACACCACGAAGCTGTCGACCAGCTATGTCGACATCCTCGCCGATCAGGTGTGGAGCGCGGCCTACGAGTTCGACGACCTGGTCGACCTCCAGTCGCAGATCGGGGCGCAGCAAAGCAAGATCCGCCAAGGCATGCTTGAGGCCATCGAGATCAAGCTCAACAATTTCCTCTACAGCCTGGTGTCGCCGAGCGCTGCCACGCCGGATCACATCATCAACGGCGTTGCGACGTTCGATGCCGCGCAGCTCATCAGCACCAGGACCCTGGCGTCGCAAGCGAAGTGGATGACCGAGGGCGGATGGTGGCTGCTCGTCGATCCTTCTTACTATGCCGACCTCCTGAATGCCCAGACGTTGACCAGCAGCGACTACGTTGGCGATGACCGCCCGGTGATCGGCGGACAAATCGCGACGCAGCGCTTCGGCTTCAACATCCTGGAGGACAACTCGCCGAGCATGTCGCAACTGTCGCCGACGGCGCAGACCGCTGAGCTGGCGCTGGCGTTCCATCCCGACTTCTTGCACCTGGTCATGGGGGCCCCAGAATTCAAAATCTCGGACCTCCATTCCAACAAGCAATTCGGGTACGTGATGTCGGTGCGGATGCTCGGCGGCGCGAAGCTCGGCATCAGCGGCAACGTCAAGCACATCAAGATCTACAACACTTAACCCGTAGGGGAATGGCGATCATGGCAGGAACGGCGGCGACGGCAGTACCGGCGGATTTTGGCGAGAACCTAAGCGCCAATAAGAACATCGATTTCATCCAGGCCAACGGCCTCGAAGACCTAAGGGCCACGCTTGCCGCGATAAAGCTGCCGTTCCGCCTGATCACCATTTACCCGCTTGGCGCGACGCATGTCGCTTGGATCGTTCCGACGAGGCGCATCACGAAAGTGGTGCAGAAATCAAATCAGCCCGACGAATAGCGGCGGGCATAGGGAGGATGAATCATGGCGAACGTAGCGAACCACAAGTCCATCGGAGCCCCGTTCGGCAACGCGCTGGAATACGTGAAGGTCACGTATGACTTTGCGAAGGACGGTGGCGCTGCCGGCATCCTTGGCTTGATGACGGCCGCCGAGAACCTGCTGATAGCGAGCTTCCACGCCGTAGTCAAGACGACCGCGACGTCGGGCGGCGCGGCGACCGTCGACATCGGTGTCACCGGCACCGAGGGGAAGTTCGTCGCAGCGGCGACCGTGGCATCCCTGACGGCGAACGCGGTG